TTCTACATAGACGAAGTTAAAAAGTACGAGGCTATTGGTGCAGGCATGGATTACGCACTAGCTGCTATGCATCTGGGTCACACGCCAAAGGAATCGGTTGCAGTAGCTTGTGACCTCTCTATATACTGCGAAAGACCAATCAAAGTAATCACTGAAAAATAGTTTATGCCAAAAATCACACCATACGACAAGAACGCTAAAATCCACACCGACGAGCAACTCGAGCTCTTGGCTAAGGTAGTAGCTGAGGTGGGTTGGCGACAGTCTATCGAAGTAAACATGGAGGGGGTTATAGTAGCCGGTCACGGTCGCTATATGGCGTGGGAGAAGTTTGGTAACGATATGGGTCTACCTGAGCCGTGGATTATAGACGGCGAGGGAAATACTATCCAAGGAGAGCACGCAAAGTTTGCGCTCACCCCAGAGCAAGAGGAGATGTGGCGCTTGGCTGACAATCAGATAAACGCGCTCACCGGGGTCGACCTAAAAATAGTAATTCCGCTGCTAGAAAACATGGAGCTACCAATGCTCAACCTGACCGGTTTCGACCTGGACCTATTGCAAAAGCCTGAGCCGGAGGCGGATAACGTCCCAGATACCCCTGATACGGCAAAAACCGTAGCAGGTGACGTTTATATCCTCGGGGAGCGACATCGGCTCGTTTGTGGCGATGCGACCAGCCTAGAGGACATGGAGGTACTGATGAACGGGTACAAAGCTGATATGTGGCTTACTGACCCACCGTACAACGTCGACTATACCGGGAAGACTAAGAACGCGCTCAAAATTGAGAACGATAAAAAGGAAGACGGAGACTTCCGACAGTTCCTGACCGACAGTTATACCGCAGCCGACGCTTTCATGAAGCCCGGCGCAGTATTCTATATCTGGCACGCGGACTCAGAGGGGTATAACTTCCGAGGAGCAGCGCACGAGATTGGCTGGCAGATACGTCAGTGTTTGATTTGGAATAAGAACGCTATGGTTATGGGGCGACAGGATTACCACTGGAAGCATGAACCGTGTCTATACGGCTGGAAAGAGGGAACGCACCTCTGGGCGTCTGACCGTACGCAAACCACTATCCTAGAGTTCGACCGACCGTCGCGGTCGGAGAAGCACCCAACCATGAAGCCAGTAGATCTACTGGTGTACCAAATGACCAACAACACCAGGGGAGAGGACATCGTATTGGACTCGTTCCTGGGAAGCGGCTCAACACTCATAGCAGCCGAGAAATGCGGTCGGGTATGTTTTGGACTGGAGCTAGACCCTAAGTACTGCGACGTTATCGTACAGCGCTATGTAGACTACCGTCACGAGAAAGGTGAGCCGGTAGAGATTTATAAGAATGGGGTGCTAGATAATAGCTGGACGCCCTCAGTAACCAGTGAATAGATTATGGCAGCAAAAAAGAAAGCAAACAAAGAGGTAGTACCGTATACACAGATGACGCCGGTACACGTGGTCAGGCAGTACGTGTATCAGTCGACTATTATTTATGTGGAGATTAACTTCGATATAGGTAAGGTTTCGTTGGTAGAAATAGTGGAGATGGGTAAAAACGGCACAACGTATGCAGCTAAGAAGTGGGTATTCGCAAACCGAGAGCTAGAGTATATGGGAGGGTGGCATCAGATACTAGACGCTATGAAGTTCGCAGTAGACGAAGCCACCAAGGAGATGGAAGCGTACAACGCAATGATTAACGCCCGGGACTGTTTCTAGCGATGTGTAACGACCTGATCAAAGCTATACTGTTTGCAGTGTTCCTGAGCTTCGTAGCTGGGGCAGCACTACATGCAGCTATAGAGATGTTTAAGAAAGCAGCTCAAGGTATTGGACTTTGAGAGGGGGAGAGAGTTAGCGTGGTAGAGATACCGAGGCGCACCGTATGCCGGTATTCACTTACAGGTGTCACAGGTACATAAATTAGCGGGGAGTTGAGAACCTCGTGTCTATCGTAACCCTATCGGGTTGCAACGCTTTATACGGGGACTGAGACACTAGCTAGTCTTGAAACCGTATAACCTCTATCCCTCTCACAGTGTAATCGTGTAGAATAGAAGCTATGCAAAAGACCAGACAGTCGTTACCCAAACACGCGAACCGCCGGAACGGCGTGGAGACCGTTGTGTATGCGTACGAAATAGACGACGCCAACTTTGGTTTACTCCGGGTATTGTATACAGCTAACGGGTGGTGGAAAGATAAAGAAAAACTACTCAGGCTGATAGACGCCTATAAAATCAACGCAGATGACTCACAGGCTTGTTTTTACGCGGGAATCAAACGTTCCCGGCTAGATTACTTTATAGATCTACACCCTGAGTTTTTGGAAATAAGAGCCGCTTGCCGAGGGAATCTAAAGTTTGTGGCTAAGAACACTATCGCAAAAGAAATCAAAACAAACGCTTCTGCAGCCTTTGCCTATTTGAAACATGAAGAAGATAAAGAGAAGCGACAAGCAGAGGAAGCTAAGAAGCGACAGAGAGAAGAAGAAGGAGAGCCAGCCAACGAGATTGTATTCGTAGACTTCTCCGACCCAGCCAATGCATTACCAGCCGGTAAAGAAAACGACGATGCAAAGAGTGAATAAACATTACGAGCCGCTGTTCCGTACTCCTCCTGGGGTTCGATACTATATCCACATGGGTGGACGTGGTGCAGGACGTTCTACTACCGGCTCACAGTTTGGTCTGGGACGCCTGCGTGATACAACGCGGTACTTCCGGTGCGCCATCATGCGGTACGTTCTAGGTGATATTAAAAACAGTATCTACCAAGACATCGCCGACCGCATAGAGGAGCAGGACTTGGAGGAGTATATCGACTCGTCGGAGCACGGGTTATATTTCAAATACAAACGCAATACCATCAAGGGCATTGGTTTCAAGAAGTCATCGGGTGATCAGAAGTCCAAGCTCAAGTCTCTAGCTAACTACAATTGCGTCATCATCGAGGAGGCGGACGAGGTGGGAGAGGAAGACTTCATGCAGCTCGATGACTCGTTGCGTAAAGCGAACGCGGACATCATTGTGGTACTGCAGCTCAACCCGCCGGACAAGAATCACTGGATTATCAAGCGATGGTTCAATCTAGTAGACAGTGGAGTGCCTGGCTTTTATAAGGCTGTACCAAAGCTGGGTATGACTGATTCTATTGCCGTGTGTACTACCTACCGGGAAAACATAGCGAACATCAACCCTAGCTCGGTGGCTAACTACGAACGGTACAAGGAGACAAAGCCTGAGTACTACTACAACTCTATTTGCGGGTACGTGTCCGAGGGACTGATGGGACGTATATTCAAGAACTGGAAACCTATTAGCGACGCGGAGTTCGATGCACTTCCCTACCCCTCTATCTACGCATTAGACTTCGGGTTCTCAAATGACCCGAGTGCCTTGGTAGAAATCAAATACCACAACAACGACGTATGGGTGCGCGAGCTGATATACCAGAAGGGACTTACTAACCCGCTACTGAGCCAGAAGTTCGAAGACCTGGGACTGTCATACGACGACGTTATATACGCCGACAGCGCCGAGCCAAAGAGTATCCAAGAGCTATGCGACCTGGGGTGGTTTGTAGAGCCAGCTGAGAAAGGTCCAGATAGTATTATCGCCGGTATCAATATGCTCCTAGAGAAGCGCGTACACTACACCGAGGGCAGTACCAACATCGCTTTCGAGCATGAGAACTACAAATGGCGGTTGGATAAAAACAAAGAGCCTACTAACAAGGCAGAGGATAAACATAACCACGGTATGGACGCTATACGGTACGGGGTATTTACTGACAGCCGTACAGAGTTCGTAGGGTTTGCAGGTTCGTAATCGTGTTACAATTCGCGTATGAGTATCTTAAAAGATATAGCCGGGCTTATTAGAGGGAAATCACAAGGCGGTTTTATCGTCGGGGGTTTGCCAGCCAACGGCTCTAGCTGGAACGGGAAGGACTTTTTAAGTGCCGCTGATATTTCTCTATACACCGACAAGGCTGTGATGAAACGCCGGGAGAAGGTAGGAGAGATTGAGTGGGTAGTAAAAGACGATAGAACAGGCGACACTATAGAAGATCACGATATATTGCGTATCCTGAACCATCCAAACGACCACTTCGACGGTTTCAAGTTTTGGTCTATGTGGCAGGGTTACTACGATTACATTGGAGAAGCGTACATCGTCATTGAAATGGGTGAGCGTGAAATCTTTGAGCCTAAAAATATCCAAGCGCTACACAGCCTAGTACCTACCAAGGTTACTACCAAGTGGAACGTAGACGGCACTGTATCAGCGTACGAGTATCAAACACGTACTGGGAAGCTACACTTCCTACCTGAGCAGGTTATTCGCGTTATCAACCCAGACCTGAAGAACCCAATGGTCGGGCGCTCTTTGATTAAGTCCGGGGTACAGTCCATTCAAACGGAGATTCAGATTGGTGCGTACCACGCGCGCGTACTAGAGAACGGTGGAAAGGTAGAGGGTGTATTCAAATTCAAGACTCCCCGCCTGCAGCAACACCAGCTCAAAGCACTGAAGGACGACTACGAGAAGGATTACGCCGACGCACGTAAGTCGGGTATGCCTCTATTCCTGGGTGGAGACAGTGAGTACCAACGTACTGGGCTGTCACCTGACGAGCTATCGTTCCTAGAAGCGAAGTCAATGACGCTCAAAGACATCGAGATTATGACTGGAGTACCCCAGGCGCTGCTTGGTAGTATGGACGGTTTACAGTACTCAAATGCGGAAACATCACACCGTATCTTTTTGCGTGAGACTATCAAGCCGTTGCTACGAAACCTAGCCGGTGGACTGGACAAGGTGCTACTACCAGAGGGACTGACACTAACGTTCGTAGATCCAACCCCTGAGAACGTAGAGGAGAAGATTAAAATGATTGAGTCGGGTGTCAAGAACTACCTGATTACTCCAAACGAGGGGCGACGTATGCTCGCAGCTTTGATTGGTGAGGAGCTACCTGACGTAGCTGAGGGTAACAGTATCCTCGTACCGTTCAACATGATCCCGCTGGGTGACGCTTCTGTTGCGTCTAGAGAGAGCGACAGTGCGGAGAAAACGAGTAAAAAAAAAGATAACACCGAGGAGGTAGCACATCCGCTTCGCGACCCGGACGTTCGAAAGGTGTACGGGAATATGATGGAGAAGCGCATGGACAACCGTGAGATTCCGTACAAGCGTGTGACAAAGCAGTATTTCAACGCGCAGCGTGACCGGCTCATCGCTCGGTTAGACCCTACCAAGGCGCACGTGTTTCGAAAGGAGGGCATATTAGACGATAACTTCTCTATCGATGTGGAGGTGCAGTTGGGTATGGACGCGTTCCTACCGCTCGTCAAAGAGCTGGTTATCGCAGCCGGGGTAGACGCACTGGAGCTGGTAGGGTCAGAGGACGACTTTAATGTGTCGGCTAACGTCACCTCTTGGATGGAGAAGCGTACCGGAGTATTTCTAGAAAGTATCAATGAGACCACGTACAAGAAGCTCACGGAGCAGTTTGCGGAAAGCCTAGCAGAAGGTGAGGGGCGCAAGGCATTGATTAAACGAATCGAGCAAACGTACAAGGACATCAGCCTAGCGCGCGCCACTACTATCGCCCGGACAGAGGTGCACGCAGCTACACAGTTTGGTACTAACCAAGCGTACAAGCAGGCAGCTGTACCGATAAAGATTTGGGTAGCGGTGGGAGACTTCCACACCCGGGCGTCGCATGGCGCTATCGACGGGCAAGAGCGACCGCTGAACTCTCCGTTCTCTAACGGTCTGATGTACCCAGGAGACGAAACCGGTGACGCCGGGGAGGTTATCAATTGCCGATGCTCTATATAGCTCGGTCTAGTATGTTACAATTTATTTATTAAAGCCTATGAAACATAAAATAAAACTCAACGGTCAAATAGTCGAAGTCAATGAAGGTGAAAAGGTTGTGGCTTCATTTGGCGTTGCTGTTAAGGCGGTAGATAAAGAAAACTACAAGCTGACTATGATTTGTAGTACTGAGGATATTGACCGGCACGGGGATACCGTACTGCAATCAGGGTGGGATCTAAAGCACTTTAAGAAGAACCCGGTTATCCTAAACAGCCACAACTACTACGATGCTACTGAGGTTATTGCCAAGGCATCAAAGCCGCGTATCGAGGGTACTGGTAAAAAAGCGAAGCTGGTAATGGACTGGGAGTTTGCCGTTGAGGAGAACCCTAAAGCTAAAATCATCTTTGATTTATACGCAGGTGGATACCTACACACATCGTCTGTTGGTTTCATTCCTAAGAAGTTCGGGGAGCGAGAGGACGGAGGGCGTGACTGGTTCACCATAGTAGAAGCGGAACTGCTCGAAGTATCAGCGGTATCAGTACCAGCCAACGCTGCAGCTACGTTAGCGAAAAGTATCGGTGCAAACCTAAAGGACGTCACAGAAGCTATTGGTATCGAGGACGAGTCAGTAGACGAACCTGAGGAGGTAGAAGAAGACACACCTGAAGAAGTAGAAGACGAAGCTGTAGAGGAAGAGTCAGAAGAAGATGTTGAGGTAGATCCAGAGGAACAGGAGGTGGAGCTACCGGCAGAGCCAGCTGAGAAGAAGGTGAAACCGTTGTCGCATAACCGGAAAGTATTAAACGCTATCCACAACCTAGAGAGCCAAAAGGCTAAAGGGCTGAAAGCAGCGCGTGCTAGTATTGAGAAACTAGTCGATGTGAGCGGTCTCAAGTCATTAGACGAAAAGACGAAAAGCAAAGTGAAGAACCGAAAGGTACACGCTGCGCTACGCAAACTGACCAAGGGTATCTAGTAGATATACCAAGTGAAGATAAGTGTGCACCAACAGGTCGAGACACCCCATGCACACAGGACACACGTCCGGGCTTCGTTTACAAAAAAGTAATTTTTACTTCTATGAACAAAGTTCTAAAACTAATCGGTTCTCTACTGAAACAAGGCTTCGCTACTGAGTCTGAAAAGACAAAGCTAGCGGGTCTGATCGCGTCTCTAAAGGATGCTGATCAAGAAGCTGTCGCTGACCAAGCTGACGCTGTAGGAGACCTGCCAGAAGAAGCACCGGAAGGAGCTGACTCTGACGAAGATGAAGACGAGGATGAAGACACTGAGGCTGTGGACGAGGGTGTGAAAGCACTATTCACGAAGCACGCGAACAGTATGACTAAAGCTATCAAAAGCGAAGTCAAAGAGTGGATGAAAGAGCAAAAGGCTCTTATCGCCGTGAAGGGTGGTATCTACAACCCTGAAGTACAAGAGAAGCGAGCTGTGCTCAACGATACACTTCGAAAGACTGTGTCGGCTTTCCTTGGAAACGACGGTGCTGCGATCAAGGAAATGACAACTACTAACGCTGACGGTGGTTTCACTATCGACAGTGAGTTGTCTGCTGAAATCCGACACTTGATTACAGAGTACGGAGTAGCACGTCGAGAAATGGAGAACGTGTCTCTATCTCAAGGCTCATACAAAGCTAACGACCTGGCAACAGACGTTACTGTGTACTGGGTAGACGAAGGTGCTGCAATTGCATCAACCAAGGCTGTTCTCGGACAGGAAACTCTTACTCTCAAGAAACTCGGTGCTATCGTAACGATGACAAACGAGCTTCTAGCGGACACTGAAATCGACCTTATGTCATTCGTGGCATCACGAGTCGCTGAAGGATTCGCTCGAGCAGAAGACCTTGCGTTCTTTAATGGAGCTGGTAACGCTGCCTCTGGTGGGTTCACCGGTATGTTGCAGGCAACAGACGTAAACGAAATTACTCTTGATGGTACAACGTTTACTAGTCTAGACGCGGACGACCTATTGGATGCGATTGACGCGACACCTACTGATGCACTGGGCAACGGTAAGTTCTACTACAACCGTACTATCAAGAGTGTGATCCGAAAGCTGAAAGGCTCAGACGGGCAGTACATCTATCAAACACCGAGCCAGTCTGGTCCGGCTACTGTATGGGGTTACCCTGAGGTATTGGTAGAAGCTATGCCAACTGCAGCACAGACAGCTGTCGACACTTCGTTTGTTCTCTTCGGAGACCTACGGAAGGCTTGTATCTTCGGGTACAAAGGTGGTATTGAGATGTCACGATCTAACAGCGCTGTTGTTCGCAACGTTGCTGACGACGCTGACATCAACACATTCACAACCGACCGTGAAGCTGTACGATGGACAGAACGTATTGGTTACCTGCGGATCCTTCCGACAGCCGTAACTAAGATCACTACTGCCGCTTCGTAGTAGCTGACACACGTACGCACTAAGCCCTTGTCCCCTTGTTTTGAGGGACAGGGGCTTTTGCGTTACACGAAAACGTGCTATTTTATTTATATATGGCAAAAAAAGACTTGCGAGAAGAATCAAGGAGAAGCTGGGTCAATTCTGAAGGTGATATGACTGTCGAACAAATCAACCTTGGCTGCCAGCTACGCATTGCGGACGCTACTGAAGCGATGGCTAAAAACTATGTGAAACTGCAGGACGCCGTCGACTGGTATAAAAAGCAATACAGAAAAGCTAGTGAAGACCGCGAGCGTGAGCGTCGGTCAAACCAAGCGTTGCGTGCGGTGATTACTAAGATGAAGAATAAAAAATAGTATGATATTTATAGACATTATATTCGCAGCTCTAATGGCAATGCTATGGCAGTATGGATATGAGACACTAGTCATTGGGGTTATAGTTTTATTCGCAATGAGAGGTTCAATAAAAAGGTAATATGCACAACAAAGTACAAGGCTGGGCGTTAATAGAAACAGACGAGAACCTGCTATGCATGTTTGACGCGAGCCAAGTATCAGGTATCGAGGGGCTGAGCGGTATGGCTATATTCCAACATCGGCACGAGGCTGTAGCGTACAAGCAGAAGTACGACGATGGTGGTGGCAAAATAGCGATGCATATACAAGAGGTAACAATATC